GCAGACTCAAGTTCTCTCTTATATTCTGATTGTTCTGTAATTCTTTATAATATTCGTGAATCATACCGTATACCTACTACCCTTGATACTAGGTATTCTACGATATTTCCTCATTTTTGGCAATACCATTCACATCAATGTAGGTCAGCAGGTCCTGCTTGAACACAAGCCACGCATCCTCATGCTCCACATAGTATTTCGGGCACATTTTCCCCGTCACATCATAATGGCGGATCACATCATCCGTAGTCAGGTCATAGCGTCCCATCAGCCAGGCGGTAAGCTCTATCAGCGACTGGTAGGTCGCATCGGTAAACTCTCCCGTCTCGATGGCTATCGTGTCTTCATTCCGGTCATTCGACGCGTAGGCAATCTCGTTGCACGGAATGCACTGCACAATCTCCCCGTCCATGCCGATGACGAAATGACTGCTGGCATACGTCTCCCCTGTGTCTTTCAGATTCTCAAAATAGCTGCGGTTCTGCTCCGCTGTCGTGCCCGGATTCGCAGTATAGTGGATCACGATGCCGTTCACCTGGGAAAGCGCCGTTCCCGGCCGCGAATATTCGTTGTAATCCAGCAGTTCTACCTGATAGTCCGGCGCCTGTGCCACATACTTTACCTCGTACGCCATCACCGGCTTTTCTTCATATAGAAGCTTTTTGATCTGTCGTGTGCCAAACCAGACCGCCAGCACCAAAAGCAGCGGAATGCCGATCAAAAGCACTATGCGCAGCCGGCGTCTTCTCCGAAGCCTTTTGCGCCGTCTACGCCTTTTCTCCTCATACCTACGCCGTTCTTCTCGCCTGTATTTCTCTTCCTGTTCCTCTCGCATTGCTCCATCTTCCCATCTGTCCGTTCATTCTGTCGTGCTCTCTCTGCGGTTCCACGCGCGCCTCTTTTTTCATTTTGCACAATTATTTTCGTGATTTTTTACAAAATTTTTACTATCTTTTTGTTGCTTTCTTCTAAAACAAGTGCTATACTCTGTCAAGGAAAAAGAAAGGAGGCGTATCACGATGAAATATACCATAGATCCAACTATGACTTACAGCGAAGCAGTTCTCTTTTATGAAGAATATCTCACTGCTGCCAAGGCTGCTGGGAAAAAGCCGGTATCTTTCCTGCACTTTATCACAGGTCGTTACTAGAAGGCTTTTCCCTTCTTTTTTATCTTACATCAGATGAGAATTTCTGTGTTTTAAATTTGTCTTAATTTCTCTTAATTTCCACTGAACTTTTACCGAATAAAATTTGTTTTCATTGCAGGTTCCCGCTCCGGGAATGTGATTCCCGCTGCCGCTCCTGCCTGAATACATTTGAGCAGCCATGCCATATTGCTGCCCAGCGTGCGCATGGTCTGCAGTCCCTCTGCGTCCTGCCGTACCTCGTCCGGCGTATTTCCGTGTACCTGGTTCCAGTACTGGGAGGAAACCACCGGCATGGAATTGATCGTGAAATATTTGTTCAGCTGATCAAACGCGGATGCCGCGCCGCCGCGTCTGCAGCTCACCACTGCTGCCCCCGGCTTTCCGGCAAACACATTTCCCTTTCCGTAGAATGCGCGGTCGAGAAACGAGGTGATGGCACCGGATGCCGCCGCATAATGCACCGGCGAGCCGAACACAAAACCGTCCGCCGTCTTTGCTTTCTCAACAAATTCATTGACCGGATCATCCACAAAGCAGCGTCCGTTCTTAAGACAGACATTGCAGCCGATGCAGCCGGCGATCGGCTTTGCACCCACCTGGAAAATCTCGGTCTCAATGCCGTTCTTCTCAAGAGCACCTGCCACCTCGCAGAGCGCCGTATAAGTGCATCCCTTTTCTCTCGGACTTCCGTTTACCAATATTACTTTCATGTTCTTTCCTCCATCCTGGCAGATTCCCTGCCCTCTATTCTATGCCACTTTCCCTGTGATCGTACGCTTATAAAATATAAAGTGAATCCTGCAGGCAGGATTCTCCGCCCTAGGCGGGTCAGGGCTGCTCTCCGACATTCTTCGTCTTCCCTATGAAGCAAAGAAAAGCTGCCGTATCATCTGTTCCGGTGCAAAAATATCCTCAAACTGGAAATCTTCCTCCAGAAATTCCATATTTTCCTCGGAATGTTCTACTTCCTTTGAATACAGCTTTGCCACATCCACCCGGTCTTCCATGGAGAATGTTCCTCCGTTCTCCAGAAAACGCAGTGCATCCATATCGCGGATCATCAGAATACCCGCCACCGCAAACTGTGCCTTATTTAAAATGTTGTCATCATAATACGATCTCATAAAATACCGGAATGTAAAGTAGACCAGCAGATGCTCATACTCATATTCCCGTCCCTGCTGCGCTGCGTGAAAGTTCCGGATACATTCCAAATAATTGTCCTCATGGAATGCCGCACGAAGACGTTTCTTTTCTTCCGCCCAGTTCTGATCGAGCACTTCCAGCTGTTCGTAGCGCTCCATGCGGGCAAGAAACGCCGCATACGCCTCCTCAGGCGTTACCTCTTTCTCCCTGCACTCGTCAATCAGCCGGCTCTTTCGCTGTTCCTGCTCCTGCCCGCTTACTTCCCCGTCCATGTGGTATCCGTAAAGCTCCTGCTGCATCCTCTTACAATATAGAAGATACTCCGCTGCGCGCTCTGCCACCGGTTTCTTCCGGTTCTGAAGCAATGCCACCGCCGCCTTAGAAACGGCATTCAGCTGATCGGCATCCACAGACACTTCCTCATCGTCGTCATACCCCTCACCGTCGGAGGTATCATCCTCACACGCTGCCTCATCATTACCGTACAATGCCCCGTCGGCATCATAAGCTGCCTCGGCGTCGTCCCCGGTCCCGCAGAAATCCGGCATCTCATGCTCCTGCCAGGTGATCTTCTCGTCGGTGGAAAACATAATGTTTCCGACCTCCTCACATGCCAGACTTAAGATCTTCTCCCGGACGTCCTCATACTCCATGGTAAAGCGTGGGAACTCGGTGCAGATCTCGCTCAGTGCTTCCTCGCCCATCTTAATGCAGATGTCGCAGAGCTTTTTTTCATTTAAAAACGGGCAGTACCCGTCCTCGCGCATAATCATGGTGTTCTCCTCACCCTCCCTGATATGCGAGGTAATCTCTTTTCCCAGCTCTCCGCCCAGACTGCGGTAGTAATCCATCGTACCCTCGTCGATATCGATCTCCCAGCCGTAACAGCAATTATCCTTACACTGATCTGCAATACAGTGAAACTTTTCATAGTAAGACGGTACTTTTAATATCATCGTTTGCTCCTGTCTGCGCCTCTTCCTGCGCCATTTTATATCCATTTACGGTGCAAAAAGGTGCGTCATCCGCCGCACCTTTTTGTAATCCTACTCATCTTTCCGGAAATGATCGCTCAACATATAGCCGATACACCAGACGCCTCCCGCCAGTGAGAGATACACAAACCCCTGCACCAGTGCGACCGCCAGCTTGATCAGAGACAAATCTCCTGCCATATGCGCCAGAATCACTCCTCTGACCGGTCCTCTTAAGATCATCCATCCTCCTACATAGAACCAGCCAACAACTCCCAGCGTGTAAAAAAACAACGCCAGCAATGTCTTCCATGTTATTTTCATATCTAATTCTCCCTTGTTGATCCTGCAATACCGCGTCTATTGTAACACAAACCGCAGGAAGATGCAAAATCCCTCCTTCTTCTACATCAGCTCCCGGATCTC